TGATAGAAACTTCATCAGATTCGTTTATGGATACGAGATTTGCATTTAAAAACATTTCTACATATCCATCAATAGACGGAAAATCGAAAAAGAAATCACCAGGATTTTGCCCAGGACATTCTAATATTGCCGTTAGAATTTCATATTGATATTCGGTAAGTTTAAATAACAAATTTTCCATTAAGAATACTCCTCTCTTAAGACTCGGACATGGCAGTGTCCTGTGAATTAAGTATAGGAGATATATGAAAGAAAGACAACAGAATAATAGCAGATGGCTTAATTCCCTGCCCGATGCACAGAATCCTGAAATCCTACCTAAATTGGTTAATTAAAAATAGCACTCAATCGTCGGGCAGGGAATTAAGCCATCTGAAGAAAGGTAGGTGATGAAAGTGTTCAAGGACAGGCTTAAAAAAGTAATGGTAGATCAAAATATCAACCAAGTAGAGTTGTCCAGGATCTGCGGTGTGAGTAGGTCAACCGTTAGCAAATGGATGTCTGGAGATTCAGAACCGACAAAAGCAAGAAGAAATGAGATTGCAGAAGCATTTGATCTTCCAGAGAATTACTTTGAAGAGATAGTAATTCCTAAAAAGAGAATAGAGACATTAACCCCGAAAGAAGTTGCGTATTTGATGGGAATGGGTGTTTCAACAATCGAAAAAGGACTGATTCAAGGAACTTTTCCATGGGGATATGCAATCCGGACAAGTGAAAATACGCATAGATATTTCATAAATGCAAAAAAGTTTTTTGTGACTGAAATGATAAGCGTATGAGAAAGGAGCATAAAGATGCACACAGAAACAAAAGCGATGATCTGCACAGCAGCAGTGCTGATCGCAATGGGAATCTTTAAAGAGTTAGCTGCGGTATGTTTGATCACAGCAGTAGTATTTGAGGAAGGAGTGAAGAAATTTGATAAATAAGAAAGAAAAAAGTGCCCACGGAGCGGCAACTCCATTAGGCACACAGTTAAATAGACAAGAACAGTATAACACAAATCGAGAAAAAATAGAACCAATAAAACTAGCACAGGAGATTTTTACGTTATGCATGAAGATCCAAGAAGGAGAAGACGGGAAGGTTGAACATCGAAGGAAACACAGATGTTCAGGACCTACAGTATTTGTGGATTTTTATGGGCATGTTGCACAGTTAGATGTTGAGATTTCCCCGGATGGATGGTCAGAAGAAGAGGGCAGAAAAGAGAAATTCAGTTTTTATTTAGGAGACTATTGGGGTCATCAACAAAAAGAACGAGCAATCAAGTGCAAAGAGAGATTGACTGAACTATTAGAAGAAAGAAGAGGAAACGGCGATGAAGAATGAAACAAGACGGAAAGTAAGAGAAAAAATGCTAGAAAGTTGTTTATTAAAAAGGCAGGTCTTGTAGACACAGCAGCAGACAAAATAGAAGAAGTTGTTGATGTCATTTTGTTTGAAATCGGAGGTTGTGTAAATCCGGTTCCTGCGGCTGCAAATGACATTACCGTTGCTGTTCTCAAATTTATTGCAGAAATTTTGGAAAAGGGTTTGGATGACGGTCAAAAGACTAATGTTCAAATGATTCAAGTGGCTTTAAAAGTAAAATATGGATTATCAAAAGTGGTAACAACTAAAGAAGGAGATAAATAAAATGGCAACATTATACGAACTGACAGCAGAATATAAAGAATTGCTTGACATGGCAGAAGAACAGAATCTGACACAGGCAGATATCAAAGATACTCTGGAAGGAATGGACTACGAATTTGAAGACAAAGCAGATGGGTATGCAAAAGTTCTTCGTTCCCTGGATGGTAAAGAAGAAGCAATCAGCAGCGAAATCAAACGACTGACAGAGATGAAAAGAGTTGTAGCAAACAACAAAAAAGCGATCAAACAGAATCTTGAAAATGCCATGATCGAGACAGGAAAAACCAAATTTAAAACAACACTGTTCAGTTTTGGAATCCAGAAAAATCCGGCAAGTGTAAGGATCAAAGATGAATCACTGGTACCAGAAGAGTACAGAATCAAACAACCAGATAAAATTGATAAAAAAGGACTGATCAAGGCACTGAAAGAAGGAGCAGTTTTTACCGAAAACATTGAATTGGTTCAGACAGAAAGTCTAAGAATCAGATAGGAGCAGCACATGAAATTCAGAGATTTAACCAAGGATGAAATCGAATGCAGGGTTGCAACTGTTAATGAAAAAGGATGCTCTCTGCTGCTATATAAAGATGCAAGGTGCGACATGAACATCCTGGATGAAACACTGGGAGTTACAGGATGGAGAAGATCACACGAAATAATCGGCGGGAATCTCTTCTGTACAGTTGAAGTTTATGATGATCAAAAGAAGGAATGGATATACAAACAGGATGTGGGTGTTGAGTCCTATACGGAGAAAGAAAAAGGACAAGCATCGGACAGTTTTAAACGTGCATGTTTTAACCTAGGAATCGGAAGAGAATTATATACAGCACCGTTTATCTGGATTCCAAAAGAGTGTGTAGAAATTACCAAAGGAAGAAATGGAAAACTAACTACATACGATAAGTTCTATGTAGAACAGATCATCATTGAAAACAAAAAGATTGTGGCTTTGTCGATCAAAAATAAAAAGACAAAGAATAGAGTATTCCTTTACGATATCAGGCCGCCAAAGGAAGAAGAGACTAAGTAATCAATGTATGAATTAGCAAAGATAACAGGAATCAGATCAGATATCGAAGGAACAGAGATGAAAGTCTTTGTTCCGGAGAAAAATTTGTTTAATACGATTCTGGATAAGCGAATCCGTGATGTGGAGCTTCGGCTAGATGATGGCAGAACAATAACAAATGCACAGAGAAAAAAGGCATACGCAACGATCAGAGACATCGCAGACTATACTGGTTATCTTCCTGAACAGATGAAAGAGATCATGAAGTATGAATATATCATACGGACAGGAAATGATTATTT